TTCCTTGAGAACGTCCATTTTGTTTAATATTAGCTCGAAACTTTAACCAATATTTCCTATAATCTGCCATCTTTTTAGTAGATGGTGGGTTCTTCTGGTTCATAACGTAGTTGGCAGCTGCACGACGGTAATCATTCTTAAGGTTAAGGGATATACCACTAACGTTCACTTTATTCATGAGATACTTTCTCTCGAGTTCGCGTCTTCTTTCCAATTTCCATTGGTTCACCACCTTCTTTTTAGCGTCATTGACATTTTTCTTGAATGGAATGCCTATCTTATCCACCCTGTTAATAACATTAAGAGTTGATTTCATATTGCGTACATCCTGGTTGATATTAGGTGCATACCTATTCATCCATTTGTTACCGTAAAGCTTTCTAATATCTTTTCGAATTGAGTTTTCATCGAGACCCCTCTTCTTCATGACTTCTTGTTTTTTAACATTTTTGACACGTTGAACCTGAACGCGTTTAGGTTCTCTTGGTTTAGGAGCAACCTTTTGTTTAACTATTTCATTTCTAATCTTTTCGATTTTCTTACAAAGAGTCAATTTGGTTTCTTTATCATCAAGTTTAATTTTGAGAATTGAGGCGATACGAAGAAGTTCCGTTTTATTCATGTCTCCAGTTCCACATTTTTTATTACCCACACGGAAGTTCTCACCGGAGCCTGTAAGTTTAACGTCTTTTTTCTTGTTTGTGTTTCTGAAAGTGGCACTGTTTTTATTCAAAATCATGTTAATTTTCTTACATATAGTCTCCTTCTTTGTACTTTTAGTTATGCCTACTACACCCATCTTCTTCGAAAAATCAACTAGATCTGGTCTAGAGAAGCGCATACATTGAATACCATTAATTTTAATATTGAAAACAGTGTCACGCTTTTTTGTTAAGTCCTTCTTAACACGTGGGCGAGGGTCAGCTTTCTTCTTAGGACCTCTCTTTTGTGGAGTTCGAGTACCTTTTATGAATTTCTTGGGAAATTGTCCAGTTATTTTAACGTCACCTCTCATATTCATCATCTTAACTAACTCTATACCATCGTTATAGGCGACGAGCATAGCAGCTGGACTCGAGGAACCGGATATTTGAACGTTTCCAGATTCAGCAAAGTTGTATTTATGTCCCTTGTAATTTACGTACATAAAGGGGGAAAGCTCGGGCTCATAGTTTAATTTAGTTACACCTAAAGATAAATATGCTCTCACCTGAGAGGCAAGAGAAGAGAATCCCTTGAAATTACCATTAATCCTAAATTGACCACTGAGATTGTTATACTCGAAGGGATTGTAGAGGAATGCTTGTTTCTCACTATATGTATTTACTATATAACGCCTAATAAGATCGGGTTGATTGGCTATATTGGTACCAATAAAGCCACCAGAAAAACGGATCTTACCATTCTTATAGAAGTTTACAGTTGCACCCTTAGATTCCATATCGTTGGAGATAATAACCTTTATCTGCACTGTGAAGAAGTTCTTGTTGATGTTACCACGCGTTCCGTATTCGCGTGTATGAGAGAATCCTTCTTGCATGGCGCCATACCTTCCAATGATTTCCTTTGTATCTATATAAAGACCTTCACCAATAGAGGTTTTTGATTGAGGTACTTTCATAAGTATTTGTTTAATGTCAATGAGATCACCTTTCACTGGGTACTCCTTATTTACAGTAGCATTAAACATACCCAGATTGAGTTTACTGAAAGAAAGCTGGAGAGGTTCCATGATGTTGGTAACAGGAGCTGGAGCGGGGGGTTCAAACTCTCTCAGTATGTTGTTTATCATTTTTTTGTTTCCATCTGGAAGATTGTTATAGTTGGCATTGTTGTTCCAATTTGGATTGATAGAGTCTGAAAACTTATTATAGTTCGCGTTACTCACCACGTTTTTTTCAAGTCGGTTTGGGAACTCTTGCCTTCTTAACATATTAGCTTCAAGCTCTCTGGCGAAGTTGTTGTTGCTGTTATTTGACGCAACTGAACCCGGGGTACCATTCTGGCGTAGTTCTACACCCGACCGTTTCACAAATTCTTTGAGCTGTTGGCTCATTATTACTATTTATAATTATTTTTTTTTAGTAATCGTCTGTAATCCCCAAACTTTCTTCGATCACATCTACACCAAATATAACTGGTTGTTTGGGATATGTTCTACCCCTATATGTTATTACTTCTTCCCTGACTTCAATATCCATGGAACTGAATGGTCCCGCGTAAAAGTCTTGATTAAACATGGGCTTACCCAAATTATTTGCCTGACAGTGTTGATTGAATACCTGTATGAACAACTTCTGTGGTACACAGAGGTCCTTTCCATATTCGAGGAGTGTACTCGCCAGGAAGTTATGAAGGGTACTCGCAACCATCGCAACTTGTTTCTGAATCTTCTTGAAGTACTCTGGTACTACATTCCAAATATCCTTGTCCTTGTATCTGTTAGAATAGTCTAGGTAAGCCCTGATACATTTGAGAAGAATGATTGGCATCTCATCGTTCAGTTTTTCATCCAGTTGAGGATCCGCGTCTTTCACCTGTTTTGTAAAGTTCCATGTGAGGATACGACGAAGAACTGATCCAGAGTTATCTTTCCAGTTTGGAACTTCGTTTCCGCCTAGAACACCGGGAACATTCCATTCAATGGAATGGGCGGTTTTGTTCTTTACAGCTACAGAAACATCTTCACCAGACACCATAGACTGGAACTCAGCCTGTTCAAGAGCGAGATCTCCTTTCACCTCTGGGGCAATAAACATAAATGAATTCATGATTGCTGAAAGACCAAACTTCTTTTCAATGTTATTCGATAGAGTTCCAACGTCTTCATTTTCGTAAAACTTTTTGAAAACCTTGGTGATTAGAGTAGACTTTCCCGATCGAGCAATACCCTTGAAGAATGGAATAACCTGCCAAGTGTCCATCTCACCAACATCATAGCAAAGACGACCACCCATCACATAGGCCCAATCACATACATCATCATCAAACTTCTGATATTTAAGAATTGAATCGAAGAAGGGTGTTGGAATATCTTGCCACTTCTGAATATGGGAAAAATCGTCAAATTGTTGATCGAAATACTTACAGGCGATGATCGTTGGATCTAGGCATCGAAACTCCGAACTATCATAAGGATAGAATCTACAATCATGAACCCCTCTATCAGGAATCCATTCTTTTCCTACAAATACCCCATTCTTGAAACTCCACACATGTCTACGCTTGGTAATTTCTGGGAATTGATCATCAATACATTTAGACATATTGTCAATAACTTCTCTAAATACTGAACCACGACTCGTGAAATGTTTCCACATGGTAAAGTCGGCATCTTTTTGTGCGAGGGAATACACGAACTGTTCAATTGAAAATTTCGTTTTCCACGCGCGTGTCCTACACCCATCTATTGTTTTGATTTCTTCACAGCAATGTGATTTGTATCTACGGTACCCAGATTTGTAGGTCTGATCCAATGAATACAGTAAACATTTTTGAAATGGTGTAGAAGTTTCAACTTCCTCGTCATCAATCGTTGAGGGATCACCTATTTTGGTAAACTGAGGGAGTACAGTTGGATTATCTACTCGTTCAAACGACATATGATGACGCCTGATGTTATCATATCCATCACATAACTGTTTCATAATATTATTAATCCTCCTTACTGTATTAATACCATCGTCATTTGGTTCCTTTTTATGAATCTTAAGATCCCGTGTATGATTCTTAAGGTTAACCAAATATGTTCGTTGTTTGTCCCTGATAGTCTTAATCGCTAGTATATCAATTTGATTTGCACGAGGATTTCCATATTCATCAAAATTCTCAGGGTGAATAAATTGTCTGTATCCCAACTCCCGTGCATTTCTGAAATCATTTGTTTTCAAAGACCACGCCTGTTCAAATTTATCAATAACTATATTTACTTGTTCCACTTTCATCGATTGAATGTGTTGTTTCTGAAGTTCTGTTAATGCTTCATATTTATTAGGTTCCTTATCGATGAAATGTGTATGGTCCATGCCTATGATTTAATTATATACATTTTTTCTTTCTAAGCTAATTTTTGCGGTTGCAATCGAGCAAGCATCTTTATAAGTATTTTGTTCTGGGTTTCCAATTGGTAACAAAGATTTACGATGGCAGAGCAGACAGTATCACCATCTGGTGTCGCGAGAAGAGATGTCATGAGACCAGCCATATCCATACCTTCATCCTCATCGTCGTCGTCATCATCAATTTGATATTCATCATCATCGGAGATAGTGACACCTTCTTCATCCTCACTTACGATTTCTCCTTCTTCAATTTCGTCAACTGGTTCAGTATCATCAGGATGATTTGACATTTTATCTTACACTGAGAAAAGATGAAACTAAAAATTTCGCACTGGTGCGGAATTGATCATAATTATTTTCTCTGTGTATAATACAACAACTCACAAAATGGCCGGTGGTCTCATGCAACTCGTAGCTTACGGCGCTCAAGACGTCTACCTTACCGGAAACCCTAAGGTCACTTTTTTCCAGGCTGTCTATAAACGCCACACCAACTTCGCGATGGAGAACATCGAGCAGACCGTCAACGGTACTGCCGCGAGCTCCGGCCGTGTCTCCGTAACCGTCGCCAGGAACGGTGATTTGGTTGGTGACATGTACATCGAATTGAAGTCCCTCACTTCCAACACCACCACTAACAATGCCACCGATGACTGTAACTGGGTCGCTGAGCGTGCGATCAACAACGTCGAGCTGTCCATTGGTGGTCAGCGCATCGACAAGCAGTACCAGAAATGGTGGCGCATGTACGATTCCCTCTACCACGATGAGGCCAAGAAGGCGACCTACGCCAAGATGACCACCGGTGTCGCGGGTAAGAAGGTCTTCCTGCCCCTCCTGTTTTTCTTCAACAGGAACCCCGGTTTGTACCTGCCCCTCATTGCTCTGCAGTACCATGAGGTCCGCATCGACATCGACCTCGCGTCCGATTTCACCACCTACTGCAACAGCGATACCTTCAAGGTCTGGGCCAATTACGTCTACCTTGACACCGAGGAGCGTCGCCGATTCGCCCAGAAGGGACATGAGTACCTGATCGAGCAGACCCAGCACACTGGTACCGACACCGTCACCTCGGCTGATACCAAGCAGGTGCGCCTTTCGTACAACCACCCCGTCAAGGAGCTTGTGTGGTGCTTCTCCAACACCACCGCTCGTTCGTCTCTGTGGAACTTCACCTCCATGAACCAGATAGATGAGGTCGTCCTCGAGTCCAACGCCATGGCGCTTTTATCCGGAAACTGCTATGTGCCCATCTCCGCGGGTTCTGGTGCCCCCCTCCTCTCCTTCGGTACCGGTGGCTCCACCGAGTCCTACAACGAGGATGCGGTTGGTCCCCTCGAGACCTTCAAGTTGGTCCTCAACGGCCAGGATCGCTTCAAGGAGCAATCCGGTAAGTACTTCAACCAGGTGCAAGCCTACAACTACCACTCTGGCTGCAACGCGCCCGGTGTGTACTCGTATTCTTTCGCGCTGAAGCCCGAAGAACATCAGCCCACCGGTACCTGCAACTTCTCGCGCATCGATAACGCGCAGGTTGCGATCACGATGAAGGCGACCAACGCGTCCACCATGCACATGTTCGCCACCAACTACAACGTCCTCCGTATCCAGTCAGGTATGGGTGGCCTCGCCTTCTCCAACTAATTTGTTGGTTTCGGTCTGTTAGTAAATTAAATAAAAAATCATTTTTAAATTGCACGGTTAATGCTATTTAAAAACGAAAAAGTTGTTTTATAGATGTGATTTAGGGACTTTGACACCCTAAGTCGATTCCAAAACTCAAAAAAGAACACGAACCATGAAACCTCTTACTGAGATTATGCAGTTGATTGACACCCATTCAAATGTGATGCCAGAGGGTGACTACTTAAGGATGT